GGTGAAAGCCGTTTTTGACCCTGTGGGCGGCTTTGAATTTTTCTGCACAACCTATTTCCCGCACTACATGACGCACAGCAGCCGGTCGGATTTGCACCGCTATCTGTTTTTCAGGCTGCCTGAAATCGTGTCGCACGTTGATAAGCGTTCCGATGTGATTGCTGCGCCGCGCGGTGAAGCCAAATCCACCATTGTTACCCAGCTTTTTTCGCTGTGGTGTTTGGTAACCAACCGCAAGCATTACATCATCATTGTGATGGACAGTATAGACCAAGCCTATCCGATGCTGGAAACCATTAAAGCCGAGTTGGAAAGCAATGCGCGCCTGCAAATGGATTTTCCTGCCGCTTGCGGGCAGGGGCGCGTGTGGCAGGCGGGCAAGATTATTACAGCGAACCGCGTTTGCGTGGAAGTGGCGGGCAGCGGCAAAAAACTGCGCGGCAAACGCTATGGGCAGCACCGCCCCGATTTGTGCATCTTGGACGATATTGAAAACGACGAGCAAGTGCAAAACCCCGCCCAGCGCGCCAAACTCAAAAGCTGGCTGGAAAAAACCATTAAACCCTTGGGCGGCGTGGGCAAAAAATACGACATTATCTACATCGGCACGGTGCTACATTATGACAGCGTGTTAAGCCAAACCCTGAAAAACAAGTTTTGGCACGGCAAGCTGTTTAAAGCCATTGTGTCCTACCCCGAGCGCATGGATTTGTGGGAAGAGTGGGAAACGGTGTGGCGCAACGAAGGCGAAGAAGCGGCATTGGCGTTTTACCGCGCAAGGCAGCCTGAAATGGAGCGCGGCGCAAAAACCAGCTGGGCGGCGCGCGGCATCTTGGAATTGATGACGCTGCGTGCCGACATCGGCAGCCAGTCGTTTGCCTGCGAATACCAAAACGACCCCGCCGCCAGCGACGATGCGCCTTTTGCCGCGCTGATGGACGGCTGCTATTTCGCCCAACTGCCTGCCGATGTGGTGTTTTACGGCGCAATCGACCCGAGCTTGGGCAAGGCGGGGCAAGGGCGCGACCCTTCCGCGATTTTGGTGGGCGCGTACCAAAAAAGCACGGGCGTGCTGTTTGTGGAAGTTGCCAAGATTGCGCGGCGCGTGCCCGATAAGATTATTGAAGAGGCCATTGCCCTGCAGCAACGCTACCGCTGCCAAGTGTGGGCGGTGGAAACGGTGCAGTTTCAGGCGTTTTTTAAAGACGAGCTGGTGAAGCGTTCCGCCCTGCGCGGCTGCCCTGTGCCTGCGCGCGGCGTGAAGCCCAGCAGCGACAAAATGCTGCGTATTGAGAGTTTGCAGCCGCATATCGCCAACGGCTTGATTAAGTTCCGCGCCGAACAGCACGAGCTGATTGAGCAACTGCGCTATTTCCCCCATGCCGACCACGATGACGGGCCCGATGCGCTGCACATGTTGTGGATGCTGTGCCAATCGGGGCAGTCTGCCGGCAGGGCTCGGGTGATTGATTTGCCGCCGCCCGCACCGGTGTTTTAACGTTTGATTTTGAAAGACAGCCATGTTCGGACTGATTAAAGCCAAGAAAATCCAAGCCAAAGCGCAAGAAGTGATTGCGCAGACCACGCGCGTGTTGGACGATTTAATCCAAAGCGGCGAGAGCGCTGATGTGATGTTGCAACGCTTGGGCGTGAGCCAGCAGCAGGCGCTGGAAGCGATTTTGGCGGATGACGAAGTGGAAAGCTGCCGCGAAGATTTGCGCGCCGCCATGCTGTCGCGCGCTTGGCGCGTGTGGGGCAATGATTTGAGCGAGGATGACACCGATTTCATCTGGCGCACCGTGCAGCGACATTTGCCCACGCTGGCAGAAGTGGCGTTGACGGCAAAACTCAACGGCTATGGCGTGGCGATGTATGTGTGGGAAAAAGACGAAACAGGCTTGTTTAGCATCGCCAATGTGATTAACCGCCAAGGCAGCATTGGCGATTTTGCCATTAAAGCCGATGGTTTGTTGTATGAAAAAGATGTGTTGGTGAACAGCCAAGTGTTGTATTTGGGCTTAGTGAACCGCCCCACCGATAAACGCCCTGCTGGCGAGATGAGCGTGGCGCGCTTGTATCCTGCCGTTGCGCTGCGTCGGCAAGGGTTTTTATATGCTGCCCAGTTCATTACTCGCTATGCACAGCCTTATTTGCTGGCGCGAACCGATAGCCAAACCGACGAAGAGCACCGCAGCTTTGTGTCGCGCTTGTTTGGCTTTATGAGCGGCGGCGCAATGAGTGTGGGGCGCGAGGATGATGTGCAACTGTTGCAAAACAGCGCCAATGGCGAAGCGTTTAGAAGTTTAGAAAACCTAGCCAACGCGCGCATCCAAAAACTGCTGCTGGGCAAGGTGCGCACCGCTGATTTGGCAACTGGTAGCCGCGCGGCGCAGGAAACGGAAGAGAAAGCGCGCGGCGAGCGGATAGACGGATATTTGTATTTGCTGGGCAATGCGGTGCAACACATGATTGATGCCATTTTGTTGGCGAATTTGGCATGGGGGCGCACCATTAACGCGCCCAAAGGCGTGTGGTTTGAATGGCACAGCGAAGCGCAGGTGGATAAAAACCGCGCCGAGCGCGATCAAATCTATCTCAACACTGGCGCGATTAAGTTCACGCCCGAGTATTACCGCGATATTGTCGGCTATGCCGAAAACCATTTTGAGCTGGTGGACAGCGGCGCAAAAGAGCAGGAGAGGCGCGCGCCAAACGGCAAACAGCAGCTTTCAGGCAGCCTGAAACTGTCGGACAGTTCAAACGGCGCACCGCTTATCCGTGCCGACAACAGCGTGGAAAACCTGATTATGCAGCCCAAAATGCAGGCGGTTTTGTCGGCGCTGGACGAATGCGAAAGTTTTGAAGAGTGGCAGGCGCGGTTAGCCGCGCTGGATTTGTCGGCAGGAGACAGCCTGCTGATACAAAGGCTGGTGGGCGACGGCGTAACCGCATGGCTGGAGGGAGAGGGCGAAACATGGAGCTGAAACCCTTGGGCTTGATAGACCGCGCCGCGCTGCAACATTTGCAAAGCAAAAAGCGCGTGGGCGCGTTCAGCCATTATGACGTGTGGCTGGACCAGCACGCCTATGCCTTTTCGGTTGCCAAGATGATGGACGAAGATTTGCTGCGCGACACGCAAGAAGCGCTGGCAGACGCGCTGCGCGAGGGCACGGGCTTTCGCGAGTTTAAAGCGCGTTTAAAACCCATTTTGATGGCAAAAGGCTGGTGGGGTGAAGCGGTGATGACCGACCCCTTGGACGACGAACCCAAATGGGTGCAGCTGGGCAGCACGCGGCGGCTGAAAACCATATTTCAAACCAATATCGCCACCGCCCACGCCGCTTCGCGCTGGCAGCGGATATGGGCGGCACGGCGCTCCGTGCCGTTTTTGCGCTACAACGCCAGCCACGCCAAACACAAACGCGAGGCACACCAACGCTATGTGGGCTTGATTTTGCCCGTGGAGCATGAAATTTGGCAGACCATATTTCCGCCAAATGGCTATGGCTGCCAATGCAGCGTGTCGCCTTTAACGCGCCGACAAGCCGAGCGCGCCGGCGGCGTGTCAAAAGAACCCGATATGGATTGGGTGGAAGTGGAAAACCCGCGCACAGGCGAAGTGGTGCGCGTGCCGAGCGACATCACGCCGAGCTTTGCGCATAACCATACGCGGCGGGTGGAGAACGTGCTGGATTTGGCGGCGCAGCGGCATGGCGCGGCGTTTGCACGAGAGCTGGAAAAACAAACACAACGGTATATAGACAGCCGCATACAGCAACATCCGACAGCATCCTTGTTTAAACAAGATGTATTTTTTGAAAACAACACAAAAGAACATTTTGTTATTGGAGATACTGTTGTTTCTCAATCCGAATTAGCCCAATTAAGCGGCGCAATTGACGGCAGCTTGTTGTCGGTGCTTCAAAGCGGTGCGGATTATCTAAATATTTTTATAGAAAACAGCGATATTTATCAGAGCATGGTTAGAACGTTGATGATTGAAAACAACCAGCTTATCTTAAAAAATGAAACCCAAATACTAAAAGACAATGCGCGGGGAAAAGGGATTGCTGTTTTTGCATTACGCGAACAAATCCGAGCCGCCAAACGCTTGAACATATCCAAGATTAAAACCTTTGCGGTAGGTGATGCGAGCCATGAGTATTACAACGGGTACTACACATGGGCACGATTTGGGTTCAATGCAGATATTCCACCCCAATTGCGTAAGAAGCTGCCTAAACATTTAACATCGGCTACCGATATTGCAGATTTAATGTCCACCAAAGAAGGACGCGCTTGGTGGAAAAACAACGGCAGCGACATTAACTTAACATTTGATTTGTCTGACAATAGCAAATCCATTAAAATTTTCCAGCAATATTTATTGGAGAAATTTGGGAGTGTTTTATGAAAAACCCAACAGCCCGGCGTTTTTTGCAAGATGATACGTTTACGGCTTATGATGACAAAGGCGATTTGATTGTGTACCACAACCTTGACGATGTACCGCCCGAGAAACGAGCCGATGCGGTGAGCGAAAAAGTGCATCGCGCGGTAGGCGATGAAGCCTTTTTGCAAGCGTTTAATGACTATCGCCGTAAAAAAGCAATGGGGTTTCAGGCAGCCTGAAACCAAACAACCCAAGGCGGGCAGCCCATTGCCTGCCTTGTTTGCCTTTAAGCGGTATCGGCAACACACCGCCGCCCTGCACCACCCAAAACACACAAGCGCCCAAACGCGCGTTTCCAGCCCTTTTAAACGACAGCACAGGGCAAAGCCCCAAAAAACATTCCAACGCAATCTGAGCGCGTTTTAAACGCCTTTTAAACGCTATTTTGAAACCGACCGCCCTTGCGCCATGCAGGGGCGGTTTTGTTTTGGGCGGGCTAGGCAGCCTGAAAACCGCACACGGACAGCGTCCGCCTGCCGAATGGATTTGTATTGAAGCCCTGCCTGCCCGTCGGCGCAGATGGCGGCGTTAAGATGTGGCTTTATTGGGGAGACCACCGATGCAACCGAGTTACACCATCAAGCTCGCTTCCGATATAGGCAGCGTGAATTTCCAAACAGGCGGCGAAGGCAGGCTGCGCACCTTTTCGGGTGTAGCCAATTCGGGCAAGCCGTTTGGCTACGGCGCGGTGCAGATGGTTTTGGATTTTGCGGGCATTGCCATCAAACCCAAAACCGCCGTGCTGCTGGAACATAATCCGCACAAGGGCGCAGGTGTTGCCTCGCTTAGTGTGGATGCGGTTTCAGGCTGCCTGAATGCCGAGGGCGTGCTGATTGATAACGAATTCGGGCGCTACATTGCCGAGCTTTCCGACAACCATTTTCCTTGGGAAATGTCGGTTCATGTGGATGCCAAGCGTTATGAGGAAATACCCGCCGGCGAAAAACTGTCGGTCAACGGGCATGAAATCACTGGCCCTATGGTGGTGATGCGCGGTTGCGCCATCCGCGAAGTGTCGTTTACGCCCGTGGGCGTGGACGGGGCAACCAGCGCGGTGGTGTTATCCAATGGCGCAGCGGTGTCTTTCCAATATTCTCAATCCCAAAACCCAAGCACGGAGCAGCCAAGTATGACGATGAGCGCAGAAGAGCAAGCCGCGTTTGACGCATTGAAAGCCAAAGTAGATGAGCTCAAAGCGGAAAACGCGCAGTTGAAAAAACAGCAGAAAAAAGACCAAACCGAGGCGAAACTGTCCGCCGCAGGTTTCAAACGCAACGAACAGGGCGGGTTTGACGGCGTGTCCGCGCCGATGTTGGGCGCGATTTTATCGGCCAGCGAAGCCGATGCCGATGCCATGATTGCCGATTTGGCCGCGAAGCTCTCGGCAGGCGCCGGCGGCAAAGGGCAGCCTGAAAAACCCGATGCGCCCGCCGCGCTGTTTGCCGGTTTGAACGGCGCAACAGGCGAGCCCGCACCATCTGCCAAACTCTCGGCCACCGCAACCGTGGCCAACAAACAGGGGAAACATTATGTCTAAAACCACAGCCGAAACCTTGCGCCCTGCCATTGGTGCCTATCTGAAATACGAAGCCACGCCCCTAACCCGCCAAAGCGTTGCCGCGCCCAAGGGCACCAAATCGGGCACGTTTGTGGATTATCCGCTGCGCGCGGGCAAAAAACTGCTGGCGCTGACCGATGAGAAAGACGGCATGGTGCTGGTGCAGCCGCATAACTGCGTGGTGGATTTGTCCTTGGTCAAAGCCACCGATGTCAATAACGCAGCCAGCACCGGCGGCAATTTGGACGGCTTGAAAGCAGACGGCGATGCCTACGGCATCGTGTACCAAGGCACGCCGATTGCGTAAATAGGCAGCCTGAAAACCAGGCAGGCACACTCAAACAAACAATAAATAAGGAAACCCGATATGGCCTTATCAGACAACAGTAAATTTGGCATCAACGCGCTCACCGCGGCAATTAACCGCATGGACGCGACCGCCACGCAAATCCGCGATTTGGCGATTTTTGAAGCCAAAAACCTAACCACCACCTATGCCGATATTGAAAACCAAGACGGGCAATTGAAGCTGGTGCAAAGCCAGCCGCGCGGCACGGATGGACAGGCGCAGCCGAATAAATCGCGCACCGTGCGCACCTTCCGCATCCCGCATCTGCCGATTAGCGATGTGGTGCGCGCCGATGATGTGCAAAACCTACGCGGCTTTGACGGCACAGCTGCCGAGACGGTGGAAAACGTGGTGAACAGCCGTTTGGCAGATGCCAAGCTGGCGTTGGAACACACACGCGAGCATTTGATGCTGGGCGCGCTGCAAGGCAAGATTTTGGATGCCGATGGCAGCGAGCTTTATGATTTGTATGACGAATTTGGCTTAACCCGCCAAACGTTTAACTGGAAGCTATCGGATGCCAAAACCGAAGTGGGCGCAGCGATTGACAAGGCATTGACCGCCCAGCGTAAAAAACTGCGCGGCGCGATGCCGAGCAAATGGGTGGCGCTGTGTGGCAGCGAATTTTTGGAAGCGCTGAAATACCACGCCAGCATCAAAGCCTTATACGAACGCTACCGTGATGGCGCAGCCTACCGCGAAGCCGATAGCCTGAATCCGATTGTGTTTGAACACAACGGCGTGCAGTTTATCCAATACACCGGTGCATTCGGCACATCCGCCGATATTGCCGACGATAAAGCGATTTTGCTGCCGGTGGGGCGCAAGCTGTATGCCGAGTTTTTCGCGCCTGCGGACATGAACGCCACGGTGAACACCGTTGCCAAACCTTATTACGCCAGCCGCGAAAAGCTGGACCACGACAAAGGCTGGAGCCTGCACGCGCAGTCTAATCCGCTGCCGATTGTGCTGCGCCCCGAATTGGTGGCGACTTTGGCGTTGTCATGATTGCGCTGGATGATTTGATTGCGCGTTTTGGCGAAAAAGAGCTGATTGAACGCAGTAATAAAGGCTATGGCGACAGCATGGATGCAGCCGTTATCCAGCGTGCCATCGCCGATGCCGAGGCGGAAGCACAAAGCTATGTGCGCCTTGCGGGGCTGGGCAAGCTGCTGGCGCCATCCGCCGCACTCTTGGGCTTTGTGTGCGACATCGCCCGCTACCGGCTGTATGACGATGCGGTGCATGAGGTGATTGAGGAGCGCTACAAACGCGCCATCGAATGGCTCAAAGAAGCCGCCAAGCATCCGCAAATGCTGGATGATGCGCTCAATGATGCCAGCGCAGGCGAGACGGCAGCACGTTATGTGGGCTGCGCGGTGATGCCCAATGCGCCGCCACAATGGGCAGATTTGGGCTAGGAGCGAGCGATGCAGCTAACCATTCAAGCCATCACCACCCATCTTGATGCCATAGATGATGCGTTAAGCCAATTAACCGAGCGCATGGCAGATTTAACCGAGCCTATGCTGGGCATTGGCATGCTGTTGGAAACCAGCATCAGCGAGCGCATCCGCAATAGCAAACAAAGCCCCGATGGCGAGGATTGGGCGGATGTGAAAGGCAAGGAGCGCGACCAAATTTTAATTAGTTTGGGGATGCAAGGCGGCTTATTGAGCGGCATCACATCGGTTGCGGACAGCCACAGCGTCATCGCAGGCAGCGATAAGTTCTACGCCCAATTTTTGCAAATGGGCACCCGCCGTATGGTGGCACGCCCGTTTTTAGGCATCTCGCCGCAAGATGAGCAAGACATCGCCGATATGCTGCTGGATGAATGGCTGGGCGGCAGCTTGGATTAGGACAGACATCATGCAAAAGCAAAGCAATTTTTTAGCGGTTTATCCGCTGCTTTTGGAGCGGATTAAAGGCGTGCGCGGCGTGAAAGCCGTAAAGGAATTGGGCGAATTTGCCGAAGTGTTGGGCGGCAAGGCTGCGCCCTTGGATGGCGCGGTGTATGTTGTGTTCAGCGGCAATCAGCCGACTTCACGCGCAGGCGGTGGGCGGTTTCAAACCGAAAAGCTCACCTTTACGCTGATTTACTGCACCACCTATCTATCAGGCAACGCCAGCAAAATCATGCAGGCAGGCGAAGTATTAACCGCGCTATCTGCCGCGCTGGATGGATGGCTGCCCGAGGCGCAATACGCCGATAGCCCATTGGTGCGCGAGCCATCGCCTGCGATTAAGTACCACAAAGGCTTCGTGTTCTACCCGATGTCTTTTTCCACCACGGCAAGCATTGCCGTGCAATCTTAAACTTAAAACAAGGATAAGCACATGGCACAACAAGCCAATATCAATGACCACGGCGTGAAATTTGCTGGCACGGTGTATGCCCGCAAGCTGGGCACAAAAAACTGGTATGACTTGGGCAACACCACCAGCTTAAAAATCACGCTATCGGGCGACAAAGACGAGCGCATTTCGCACCGCCGCGACACGGTGGGGCAGGCGCTGGACAGCCTGTACACGCCCAAGCCTGCGGAAATTTCGTGGGAAAACGACACCTTCAACCGGCAAAACTTCGCCAATATGCTGATGGGCACCGCCGCTGATTTGAGCGGCGCGGCGCAACAAATCACCGACGAAGCCATTGAGCTGCTGCCGCATGAATGGGTGGAGCTGGGGCAGCGCAATTTAGACGAGAACACACCGCTCGCGTTTAAAACCAAAGACGACCAGCCGCTCAACTTAGCGGGCAAGGTGGAAATCAACCACCGCTTAGGCTTAATCCGCTTAAACGAGGGCAATAAAACCGAAGCCAAAGTGAGCTACGCCACCCGTGAAAACAAAGGCTTTGCCATTAATGCGGCCACATTAACCAGCTTGGAGTTGGAATTGCGCGTGGATGGTTTAAACCGCGCCACAGGTGAAAACTCGGTGTTGAGCGTGTGGCACGCTTCGGTTACCGCCAACGACGGCATGGACTGGCTTAGCGGCGATTGGGGCAAGGCTTCGTTCTCGGGCACTTGCGTTACCCCCAGCGATAAAAACAGCCCATTTCGCTTGGAAGTATTGGGCTAGGCGAGCATCAGCCTTCTGTGCTGAAACCCTGCCTGCCGAATCAGGCAGCCTGAAAGGCGATAATGCTTTTAGGCTGCCTTTTTTTAGGCGTTTACAGCCGTTTTAAAACCATTTTTACAAGGGGGTGAAACCATGAACAAACTGGGCTGGCAAGTTGCGCTGGCGGTGTTGGGCGTGGCGATACTGATGACCGCTTGCCATGTGCAAAAGCAACGTGGCTATGCCAAGGGCTATGCGGCGGCGCAGGCGAAATTTGAGGCGATGGCGTTATCCGCTGAAAACGCGCGGGTGCAGGCGGTGCGCCAAACCGAACAGAAAACCGCCGCGAGCTATGCAGCGAAATTGCAAACCATTGAACAGGAGAAACAAGATGCTCAAATTGCTGTGCGCCATTTGCGCGATGAGCTTAGCCGCGTGCAGCGGCGTGTCGCCACAACAACAAATCAAGGCGCAAGTGCTGCAAACCTGCCCCAAACCGCCCGCGCATCCGCCGATGCACACGCTGCCCAAGGCTGGCAGCTTTTCGGCAAATGCAGCGAACGATATGCGGGATTGGCTGAAATAGCCGACAGGCAGCGCGATGATTTGGCGGCATGGCAGGCTTACGGCGCGGCGGTGGACGGCATGAGCGGGCAATAGGGGCAGACAGATGGCAGTAAATAGAACCATTGAAGCGGGCGTAGTGATTAACGCCGCGGTAAACGGCACGGAAGATGTAGACGCACTCTCGCAAGCGTTTGAGAACGCGCGCGAAGCGGCAGCAGGCATTGGCGATGCGGCAGATGAAGGCAATTTGGATGCGCTGGAAGCATCGCTGCAAGATGCTGCGCCCAGCTTATGGGAAATTGTTAAAGGCGTAACCGAAATCGGCAAATCCGCTGGTGGCTTAGCCTATGCCGCCAATGAAGCAATGAAGTTTGAAAGTGCGATGGCGCAGGTGAAAAAGGTTACCGAGGGCACGCCCGAGCAATATGCGCAGTTGAGCGCCGCCATCAAGGATTTGGCGGGAGAGCTGGGCATCATGCCCGCCGAGCTGGCGCAAATTGCCGCCGCGGGCGGGCAAATGGGTATTGCCATGGAAAAGCTGCCCGAGTTCACCCAAATGGCAGCGCAGATGTCGGTGGCGTTCGGCATTACTGCCGATGCGGCGGGCGACATGGCGGCGAAAGTGTCCAACGTGTTCGGCTTGTCGCTGGACGAGATGACGCGGCTGGGCGATGCGATTAACACGCTGGGCAACACCACCGCCGCGGCGGAGAGCGAGATCGCCCAAGTGCTGCTGCGCATGGGCGGCAGCGCCAAGCAGTTCGGCTTGACCGCCGAGCAGGCGGCGGCATTGGGCGCGGCGTTTGTGTCGCTGGGTAAAACGCCCGAAGTGGCGGGCACGGCGATTAACGCGCTGCTGCAAAAGCTGCAAAACGCCAAGCTGGGCACGGCGGAGTTCCAAGATGCGCTCAAAACGCTGGGATACAGCGCCGAGAGCATGGCGGAGCAAATCAACGCCGCCCCGCAGCAAGCCCTGACCGACTTTCTCGCCAAGCTCAACGAGCTGGACAACCAAACCAAATCCGAAACTATCGGGCAGCTATTTGGCACCGAATATGCCGACGACATCGCGCTGCTGGCAGGCAGCCTGAAAACCTACTCTGACGCGCTGGCCACCGCCACCGACACGCAGCAAACCTTCGGCGCGATGCAGCGCGAAACCGACGCCGCATTAAGCACCACCGCCAAGCGCATAGACCAAGCCAAAGCCAATATTGCCAGCGCGGCGATTGAAATGGGCAACGCCTTGCTGCCTGCGCTATCGGCAACGGCGGCGGGCGCGGGCGGCGTGGCAAAAAGTTTGGGCGAGATGGCGAATCGCTTTCCGCTGATTACCCAGCTTGCTGTGGGCTTTGCCGCCGCCAAAACCGCGCTGACTGCCTATCAAGTGGCGATGCGGTTAAGCGGGCAGGATGCCACATCCAGCCTGTTGCAAACCGATGTGGGTTTAAAAGCCCTACGCCAATCACTGGCGCGCACCAGCGCGGCAGCCAATGAATTGCGGCTGAATATGCGCGCCGCGCTTACTGGCAATGTGCAACACATTCAGCTTCACACCAACGCTGTCGGCAGCCTGAAAAACGCCTTAACCAGCACCGCACAAGCAGCAGTAGGGCTATGGGCGGCATGGGAAGCGGGCAAGGGCATCGGCACCAGTTTGCGCGAAAGCAGCGAAACCGTGCGCGATTTGGGCGATGGCTTGGGCAAGATGGTGGCGTATGTAGATGCCATGTTCAGCGAGCGCACCTTTGATGATGTGCGAAAGTTTTACCGCACCAGCCGCGAAGAGGCGAAAGAAGCCGCTGCAGCCGCCGCCCAAGAAGCCGAAGCCAAGCAGGCGCAAGCCGCCGCGCAAAAGCAAGCCGATGAGGCGCAATTGGCGCAGATTAAAGCCCTGCAAACCCAACGCGCCGAGCTCACCGAACAGCTAGAACGCAACGCAGGCAGCCTGAAAACCTTAACCGAAGCAGGCATGGCAAATGGCGCAACAGCAGCGATGCTCACGCAACAAAACGCCCAACTGCGCGACCAACTGGCTGCCGTAAACAACCAATTAGGCAGCCTGAACGCCAACATCAGCGATACCAGCGCACTCGCCAAAAACAAGCTGGCGCTCAAAGAGCTGGGCTTAACCGCCGAGCAGGTGCAAACAGGCGTTTCAACATCGGCGCAAACCGCGCTGGACAACTTTGCCCTAGCCGCGCAGCAGTTTGGCACGGATGCCGACAGCATGGCGCGAATATTTCAGGCTGCCCTGCAAAAAATGGACAGCCCCGAAGCCGCCGAAAAGCTAAAAGCCAGCTTAAACAGCGTGGGCAAAGAGGCAGGCTTAACCGCCGCGCAAATTCAAAGCATTGCCGATGCCGCCCCTGCCGTGGCGGACAAGGTGGCACAAGCATTTGCCAAGATTGGCGTGGACAGCGCAGCGACGCTAAGCGGAATTTCGCAAGAGGGTAAAACCGCGCTGGGCGACTTTCAGGCTGCCCTCAACGCCGCCGCCAGCCAAGGCATTCAAGATAACCGCCTGCTCGCTGCCAGCTTTGAGCAAATGATGGGCAAGCTCAAATCACCCGAAGAGTTTGCCGCGTTTAAAAAACAACTCAACGACAGCGGCAATGCCGCCAAGCTCACCGCCGAGCAATTAACACGGCTCAACCTTGCCGCCGAGCAAGGCGCATCCGCCGCCACTACCGCCTACAACAAACTGGCAGAAAGCCTGAAAGCCGCCGGCAACACTGCGCAACTGCAAGCCGCAGGACGCGCCGCCGAGCAGGCGATGCAACGCGGCGAAATCAGTGCCGCGCAGTACCAAGAAATGCTGGTGCGCGTGCGCGAGCGGACCGCCGAGCTGGCACAAGCCAGCGCCAAAGCAGGCGACGATGCCAGCGCCGCGCACCAAAAAGCCGCCCAAGCCGCGCAGCAACGCGCCGAAGCGGAAAACAAGGCGGTGCAAGTCTCGCTGCAAGGCGGCGAGCAAGCCGTGCAAACCGCCGACAAAGCAGGCAAAAGCATCCAAGCGACCACGCGCCAAGTGTCCGAAATGGGCAAGGCGGTGCAAAGCTATTGGCAAAAAATCAATAACCCAAGCGGCACATACAGCATCGCCACCAGCATGCAAAACAGCGCCAAGGTGGCATCGGGCGCGTGGGCAAACTATGTGCAAGCCATGTGGCGCGGCTACGACCAAACCCGCCAAGCGATTGCCGATTTAAA